AGCCATTTCAGGAAACTTTCAACGGCAGCCGTAGTCAGCACGGATGGCTAGGAGGTGGCCAGATCGGCATCAACTATGAGATTATGCCTCGCTTGGTGATGGGCGTCGAAGGCGACATTGATTGGTCAAACATCAAAGGGTCGGTTTCCGCTTGCAGTTCGAAGACCGCCGCCGGGGTTATCGACTGCGCGACCGGCGCTGGTAAAATCGACGACTTTGGCACCGTCCGCGGACGCGTCGGCTACGTATTCGACAATCTGCTCGTGTTTGGGAGCGGCGGGTTTGCCTGGGCGCACGAGACCGCGACGGTTACCGAGACCTGCAACGGTACCAAGTGTCCCAAAACGTCGGGTGTGCTCGCAATCAATGGCGCCTCGTATTCTGCAACGCCCGACGGTTGGGCGGCCGGGGCCGGATTTGAGTGAGTTCAACCACGCATCCAGCACGTACAGCTTGAATGGGACGGTCGGCGCAGCTGCCTTTGCTTCTACATCCAATGTCTCGGCAAGCACTGGTGTCGAAGTCCTGCGCGTCGGCTTGAGCTATCTGTTCAATTGGGGAGCGGAGCCGCTCGTTCGATGATGACCGGGTCCTCGCCGCGCCTGACGGCTTCGTTTCAAGATCGAAGACGCAGAACAAGGCGGCATCGTCGAGCTCCGGTAGCGCAGAAGGTCGCAGACTGCAGAAGCCGTGCTCGTTGACCATGAAAATAGGATGTCCCCGCGCGGGGTGTCACCCCCGCGCCTCAACTCGGCCTCGGCAGCACTGCGGTCGGGGCTATTTTTTAATTCTGGACACCGGCTTCCTCGGCCGCGCGGCTGCTGGCTACGATGCACCACAAGTCGCATTTGAATGGCATGTCCGAGTTTGGCCCATCACGACAGGCCGCCTTTTTCGGGCCGACCGTCTCTAACGGGGCATTGCGGACATCGCTGCCCGTTTTTTACTTCCGATAATCATTCTTCTCGGAAGTAAAGTTCCGGACCATCAAAGGCGTGTGTAGGGGTCTGGACGCTTGGGCCTAGCCAATTCCCAAGCCTCGTCCATGGTCATTTCGTTCGCATATCGCAACTTTTCGGGCGGCTTTGGCAATGCGCCAGCTGTCATCCGGTGAAGCACCTGACCAACGAGGCCCAGCGCGTCAACCTGGTCGTCATGCTTGCCGGCGGGAAAACTTAGGAGCTCAGCGCGGAAATCGGCGTACCAGGGCGCTCGCATCGGCACATAGAGGCCGTCGAGCTCCATCCTGCCGCGAATGGACTGCGCCCTGACGGCTTTATCGCCCCGCGTCGGAAACTGCGCCCGCGCCACATAGGCTTGCCGCTCACGCATTCTCCGCTCGAGGAATGGCCCAACGCCCGCTCTGATCTGCCCCTGCTCCTCGGCCCAGCCGATCGGCTTCCAGAACTGGACGAGGTCGCAAAAAGTCTCGATCCATTTATCGGTCGAAGCCTGCGCCCGCCAGAGGTCCAGAACATACATCCGCCACTGCGGATCAATCCCGACGACGATGTGCACGGTGTAGTCGCCGCCGTCGGCGGTGACGGCGTAGTCTGAGGCGCCGTAGATCTTCAGGGTCTCACGCGCGGGCATGGCCTCGTAGGACCGCAGCCACTCCACCTTGAAATAATCGCCTTCCTCAGGAGTCGGCCGCTGCTGATAGAGCGCTGACCACGTGCGGGCTGGGGTCTTCGTGCTCCGCTCAATGAGCAGTTCACCGTATCCATAATCGTCATCGCACCAAAGCGGCTCATTAAGCCGCCGCCCTAACGGATCGCCGGGCTCAGCCAGCGCTGGCAGACTGATTACCCGCCATTCCTCATGATTGAGCGCCCGACCAGCCAAGTCATCTTCATGCCAGCGGGTTTGGATCAGGATTTCCGCGGCGTGGGGCACCAGCCGTGTCTTGAAGTCGTTGGTGTACCAATCCCAAATCCGATCCCGGATCAGTTCGCTATCCGCGTCCTGGCTAGACCTGATAGGATCGTCAATCAGACCAAGCTTGGCTCTAAAGCCAGCAATGCCGGTACCGACGCCGGCAGCGTAATATTCCGCGCCGCTGTCGAGTGCCCAACGCCCCGCTGCCTGACTGTCGGCTGCCAGAGAAATGCCGAGCGTTGCCGAATGCTCCGATATCAGATTGCGGATACGCCTGCCCCACTTCTCGGCAAGCTCAGTCGTGTGCGACGCGGCGAGAATGTTCCAACTCGCACTTGCCAGCAGCCAGGGCGGAAACAGAACGCTGGCATAGGTCGATTTCGCTGAGCCTGGCGGCATGAATACTGCCAGCCTTGGCGTTTCGCCTCGTGCCACCTTTTCGAGTTCGGCGATCAGCAGCCTATGGTGCGCCGCCGGCTCAAAGCCGCAGAACCGGCACCACTCAATTAAGCTGCGACGGACTGCGAAGCTTCGGCGCTGTTCCAGCAGCTCCAAAACTTCCCGCCGGCTCTCCGCCGGCAAGCAACTCACGGAGGCGGGCGTCAATTTCTGCCTCAGATCGGCGGGGAGTAACATCTTCTTTCCTCTGCACGTAATGCCCGGACAGTTCGGATTTGAGCTTGATGGCTGCCACCGCAGCGGACGATTGATTCAGCGACATCGCCATCCTTCGCGCCTCTTCGGACTCACGTAGTAGACTTTCGAGTGTAATTTCAGCCTCGGCTGCTGCTCCAGCCTGCAATTCAGCCACCCGGGCCCGAAACTCCACTTTTTTCAACATTCGGCTGAACATGGTCTCGGCGGCGTGCTGCGATGATTTTGGGTAGACGCTCTGATACGCCCGCCAGCCGATTTTTTGAGGATCGGCAATATAGGCCAGTGCGTCCGCCTCATGACGCTGATTGGGTAAGATCGGCACGGCTAATTGCTCGCTGCTGCTGGCGGATTCGGCCTATTGGCGGGAATCCCGAGGCGTGAAAGTATGCAAGGCAGTAGATAGTGCGTTGGGAGCTGGGAGACATGAGTGAGGTTAGCTTTCCAGGCGAGCCGCCATTCTATTTGCCAACAGCGCAAAACGCCTCAGCAACCGCCTTAGGTGAAACCGTAGAGCTGACTCTGCGCGTAGTTGCTCCCGGTCACGGGCCAGGGCCTCAAGCAGTTCAGCGCCCAGAGCTATTGTTCGCGATCGGCGGCGGCACACCAAAATTCAGCGCCTCAGAACTTTCTTTGCACGACTCTTTGCATCCATTTGCGGAGATCTCCAATCGCGCCCGACAACGATCAACTTGGGTATACACGGAATTTGTAGACGCGCTACCGTTTTCGACATTCGATGTTGGGAAAACTGAAGTTTCGATGTATGTACATTTCCGTCATTTTCTGAAGAGGCTACTTCCTATGATCAAGCGCAGGCGAGGCGCGCAAAAGAGTCGTCGCCCAAAAGCAATTTGCGATAAGCTGGATGGAGCGGCCCTTAACCGCATCATCCAAGCTGCTGGCAATGCACCGGACGACCTTAACAGGGAAGAGTTACGGTCTGCCTTAGAAAACGTGCCGAGTTGGTATGCCACACACCAAAGCTTGCGGGTTAGCGCTAAGCGGAAGCGAGCTGGCCTTAACAAAATCCTGAACGCCGCAGAGCGTTTGAAAACGCTATTGTCTGGCGATGCTTGGTTGCTGATTTTGAATCGTTTGTCGATTAGCGACCCGGATCCGCGTCACGCCCTAACTTGGCTGACTAGGGCCGCGAGTGACATTCTGAACGAGAGCTCCGAACGGTTACCGAAACTTGTTGAGGACTTCAAAACCACAAGCACGCTGGAGGACATCGCCGGGATACATTTGCCTGTTATCTTCGAGCAACATTTACATAGATCGCGCGGACGATCACGAAATCCTGACGGCACGCCCACTGGTCCATGTGTGCGATTTGTCTATCAAGCAATGACCGAATTGGGTATGCCGTATGACAAGGAATCAATCGCAAGAGCGATAAGCCGAGCTAAGCCGGGGAGTGCTCCAAGGAAAAAATATATTGGGCGAAAACAAGAAAAATTATCGTCCTTCGCCCAATAACCAGTTTCGTCCCGCCGCTGGTAAGAGCGTGGAAAGTCCCAGAGCGTTACGGGGCTTTCCAAACAGCGAGAGGACAATGATGCTAGAACCAAAGTCAAAACGACTACTTCGGCGCAATCAGGCAGCGGAGTACGTCAGAAACAAATATGGCCTCCCCTGCTCTTCATCTTGGTTAGCAAAACTTGCCAGCCTCGGCGGCGGACCAGCATTCCGCAAGGCCTCGCGCTTCGCTTTTTACGATGAGGCAGACCTCGACAGCTGGGCAGAAAGCAAAATCGGCCCGCGCGTGCTGTCGACCGCCGAGCTATCCGCTGCCTAATGAACGCAGCAACAAGCGCGAAGCCCGCCGCCGCAGAGACGGCGCACGGGCTTCAAAGAGATGATCGGCTTGGGCGGCTGATCGGCTCGATAGCTAACCCAACTTTCCGTCCCACGCAAGGTGCTTACCGCCTGATCCGCGCTCATTGGATCGTTGTTCGTCAGAACAACGGATGGCGGCGCAGCATCCCGGTTTTCATCAGGCGGGCTGTTCCGGTCATCAGATCGGAGGCTCGGCTATGAACCGCGCCTCAACAGCACTGGCCGCAAATTATCAGGCTAGCCCGATAAAGCGGTTTCGGTCGACCAAGGCTGCCGTCGAGGCTCGGCGATCGGCGCTGCTCGACATCATCGCCAACATGCGGCCGATGACCGTCCGTCAGGTCTTCTATCAGGCGACGGTGAAAAACATCGTCGAGAAGTCGGAGGCTGGTTACACCAAGGTGCAGACCGACCTGACGCTCATGCGCAGGTCCGGCGATCTGCCGTACGACTGGCTGGCCGACAACACCCGCTGGCAGCGCAAGCCGCGATCATTTGACGGCATCGAAGACGCGCTCGAAAACACCGCGAGGTTTTACCGAAAAGACCTCTGGGCGTCGGCCGACTGCTACGTCGAGGTGTGGCTTGAGAAAGACGCGCTCGCCGGTGTCGTGATGCCCGTCACGGCGGCCTACGACGTGCCGCTCATGGTGGCGCGGGGTTATGCGAGCCTTTCCTTCCTGCATACGGCCGCCGAATACATCCGCGACCTCGAGGCGCCTACGTACATCTACCATCTCGGCGACTTCGATCCTTCGGGCGTCAATGCCGGGGAGAAGATCGAACAGACACTAAGGGAGATGGCGCCGAACGCCGAACTGGCGTTCGAACGCATCGCAGTCGAGCAATGGCAGATTGAAGAATGGAACCTACCGACACGGCCGACAAAGACATCCGACACCCGCGCCAAGAATTTCGGCGACATTTCGGTTGAGCTGGACGCAATCGATCCCGATCGGCTGCGCTTGCTGGTCACCGAGGCAATCGAAAACCATCTGCCCAAGCAGCAGTTCGCGATCCTCAAAGCGGTTGAGGAGAGCGAACGGGACATCATCCGCCAACTTGTCGGTGACGCCGTCAATGGGGGGCGCCAATGACTACCCCCTTTGACTTCGACGGAATCAACGACGCGGCGCTCCGGAGCGCTCGTTCATTGCTCCCGGATTTGATCCCAGGCGGCAAATTCCGCGGCTTAGAATATATCGCCCGCAATCCTCGGCGAGATGACCAGCACCCCGGATCGTTCAAGATCAATTACAGAACTGGAGTCTGGAAGGACTTTGCCACAGGCGATGGCGGTAAAGATATTATTTCCTTGGCTGCCTACCTTCGCGGCACAGGACAAGGTGACGCAGCGCGCGAGCTGGCGGACAAACTCGGCGTGCCGTTGCAGAAACAGAACGACTCGGCGAAGCCAAACGGCTTACGCAACAACGCTCACCACAACGAAACATCGCACGCGACGGAATCACCGAAGGTCTATCTGTGGGGCGATGATGGGCCTCTTGTGCGGGCAGACGAAGCGCGCCGGCATGTCTATCCGTGCAGCGGCTGTGCGATGCGGATCAAGGTCAAGTTGAGCGACGGCGGCTTT